CTGTAAGTCCTGCAATAATTAAATCTGCAGCAGCATAACCTGTAGCACCTGTGTTGACCGTAGTAGCTGGTTCTGTTTGCGTATCAGCAAATAATCTAAATGTATTATCTGTTGATGCATCATAGAAAAGACCAGCATATTTAGTTGTGCTTGACTCTACATATTTACCATAAAGTCCAAAGTCTGTAGCGTTACCTGTGTTACCATTAGTAAGCCCTGTAAAGTTATCATCAGATACAATAGGACCAGTCTGTGTAGTCGTACCTGTAACTGTTAAGTTTCCTGAAACTACTAAGTCATTAGAGACTGTTAAATCATTTGTAATCGTTACATCGCTTGGTAAACCATAAGTAATTGTGCCTGAACTTTCAGAAACATCAACTTCATTAGTAGTCCCAGCAAATGTTATAGTTCCTCCAAGAGCTATTGCTGTTGTACTTGTTCCTCCGGAAACTGTAATACTTGAGTTTGCAAGTTTTGCATTTGCAATAGACCCAGCTAACTGAGCATTGGTAATAGTTCCTGTTAAAGAACTTGTCGGGTAATTCGTTGCATCTGTAAGGTCAAAAGCTGGTGTAGCATCTGAAGCACCTAGTGCTAAAGATATACCACCGTATGAAACTGTAGAGTTTGAAAGTTTACTATTAGCAATACTTCCTGCTAACATTGTATTCGTTACTGTACCACTATCGCCTGAACCTACTAGAGTTCCTGCTGTAGCTGGTAAAGTTAAAGTTGGGTTACCACTAAAGCTACCGTGTGCTGGTGCTTGTAATCTTGCATAATGAGCATTAGCTGATTCACAATAAAAATCTATGTATGATTGTGTACCACCATTTTTAATTGAGATAGCACCTTGTGATATAACTACACCATTTGTAGAACCACCACCAATACCTAAAGATGTTGTAATCTCTGCTGCTGCTGGAATACCTATTGTAACTGCATTGCCTGTAGCAGATGTTTCAATCTCGTTAGATGTCCCACCGATTGTTAAAGTTTCACTATCAAGGTCTATGGCTATCGTGCCACTGTCTGTTGTTAAATCTAAATCTTGAGCAGTAACTTGAGAATCTACATAAGCTTTAATAGACTGCTGGGTAGCTAATTGTGTAGCTGAATCAGAAGACATATCATCTTCATCTAATATTGCAGTACCTGATACGCCTGTATTGATTACAGGGCTTGTAAGTGTTTTGTTTGTTAAGGTTTGAGAGCCTGTCAGTGTAGCAACTGTAGAGTCTATATTAACTGTTACAGTGTTACCTGAACCTACTGTATCTAAACCTGTTCCACCAGCGATTGTGAGAGCTTCTGAGTCGAGGTCAATTGAAAGTGCACCTCCACTATCTCCTTGAAAATCTAAGTCCTGTGCGGTCACCTGAGAGTCTACATAAGCCTTGATAGATTGTTGGGATGCAATACCTGTAGCACTGTCTGAAGACATATCATCTTCATCAAGAAAAGCTTTGCCATCTAAAAGATTTAACTCTGCTGCAGTTGATGTAACACCATCAAGAATGTTGAGTTCTGCAACTGTTGAAGTAATACCATCAAGAGTATTAATTTCAGCAGCAGTAGCAGTGACCCCATCAAGAATATTTAGTTCGGCTGCTGTGGATGTTACTCCATCTAATATATTTAGTTCAGCAGCAGTAGAGGTAATAGCAGTACCATTAAAATTAATAGCATCTAAGTAAGCTGTACCGTCAATGTAAATATCTTTCCACTCTTTTGAAGAGCTTCCTAAGTCATAAGTGTTATCTGTGTTTGGTATAACATTTGAATCAATTTCAGCAGCTAAGTTAATGCTGTCAGTGTCTGCATCACCAAATGTAAGATTACCAGAGATAGTAGCGTTACCTGTGACTGTAAGATTACCACCAACACTTACGTTACCTGTTGTAGTAACTGTATCTGTGTAGGTATCTTTAAATCTTAAACTTGTTGTACCTAAGTCAACATCACTGTCTGTGACAGGAACAATAGCCCCATCAGAGATATAAAGTTGTTGTACCGGGCTACTAGATACTTCTACATAAAATTCAATGTAGTTATTGGTTGTATCTATCAGTACTTTGTTGTTCGGAGAAGTTTCTCCTGCATCTCCAATCAACCCTATAACAGGTCCTTCGGCTGTTGTGCCATCGTGTTTGTGCCCTGTAGAGTTGTGAAAAGCGTTTACAAGTTGGTTAAATTCGTTATTAAATAAAGCAGCAGTGATTGTATCACCGTCTGCAAACGAACTCTGTCTAGTGTAACTTGCCATTATCTATTCTCCGTGTGTTTTTATTTAGCTGTTGTCTGTGATGTAAGTGTTTCCTGTAGCAATTGCATCTGTGTAGCTAGACTTATCTAATGAGTCTCCTACTACATCTGGGTCTGTGTAAGCCAAGATAATTTCAAGATGGTCTACATTTCTTTGAATCATATCGTTGATTTCTTCTTGGGTCATATCTACAACTTCCCAAGTTCCAGTATTAACTCCATTAATAAGGTTAACGCTATCTGTTGCTGCTGTTAGTACTTCTGTTACTGTTTGCATTTTATTCTCCGTTAAGAATGTTAATTTCATTTTGTAAGCTATCACATTTTGCTGATAACTCTTGTACTGCTTTAATTAAAGGTTGAATAAACCCAACATATTCTAAACATTGTGTTCCTTCAACATCTGTAGTCCATCCACTAAAACCAGCAGGTAATTCTGGATGATTGTCTATGGCTGTTTTTACTTCCTGTGCAATCATACCAAGCTGTACTTTTTCTAAGTTTAGATGTCTTACTTCTGAACCTTCTTTGTATTGAGGCATATCATTTGGAATATCTTTTCTTTTTTTCCATTTAAAAGTTCTTGGTCTTAAGTCATTTATAAAACTTAACCCTACAGTAGAATCTGTAATTTCTTCCTTTAATCTTTCATCTGAACCTGCTGTAAAACCATTTGTACTACCATAAAGATAATATCCTTTACTAGTACTTGCCCCAACAGTAAAATAACCTGAGCCATTTGTGCTTAAGTCTCTACCAAAACCAAATTCACCATTACTACCTGATGCATAAGCAGGTTGCACATTTGCTCCTACACAGGTATGTCCTGAGCCTCCTGTTGTTACATTATCTCCAGCACCTTTGCCAATAAAAGTCATATTTGATGCTGTGGTAATATTTGTACCTGCATCTGTTCCTACAGCAGTATTACCTGTTCCTGTGGTGTTTGCATCTAAAGCTAAAGCACCAACTGCAGTATTATTAATCGCAGTAGTATTTGATGCCAATGCTTCGTGTCCTACAGCAACATTATATCCATTTGTAGCACTTGAATAATTTTGAACACTTAAAGCATTATGACCAACTGCTACTGACCTACTTCCGTTTACATTAGTTAATAATGCTTGATGTCCAATCGCAACATTTCTAGCACCTGTTGTATTAGCTGTTAGTGAACTAGTACCAATAGCTATATTTCTATCACCAGTTGTCAAAGTTGCAAAGACATCTACACCTACACCAACATTATTATCTGCTGCATCAATCGTGCCTGTGGTTGTATCTCCAATCATTATGGAGTCTGTGCCAAAAGATTTATATGCAGGTATATCTACATCTAATACTGAACTTGTTACTTTTGTTATTGCCATCTTTGTTTATCTCCTGCCTGAAGGTATAAAGTCTACGTAAAGACCATTAATTGTGTATGGAGGTTTTGTATCCTCACTTATAAATGTAAAATTGTTACTGTGTCCACTGCCTTGTAAAGCTACTCTGACTAGAGGATTTTTACCACCACCAAATACATTGGTTGCAAATATTGCTTCACCAAAAACAGACGGAGGATTAATAGTTCCTAAGTCAAATAGATTAGGTGGCTGTGGTGTATCTGTATTACCATAATCAAATCTAACTTGAACGTCTGGTTCTACAAGACCTTCTGCACTTGCTGAAACTTTTACAAAGTGTAAAGTTTTTAAAGTTCCTAAATCACCGTAGTCATAATCAGGAGTTTCATATCTTGCTAAAATAGCAGTACCATCAAAGTCATTACCTGAATCGTGTATATACACATAACCTCCAGTAGACCCGTGATAATGTTCCTCAATCCCAACCTCATTAAATCCAGCTCCTATTTCTGTAACTTCTATTCCTCTTGTTTCTGACCATTCAAAACCGTTAGGTCTTAACGTACCTACAATTCCTCTTTGTTGGTTTGCATCAACGGTAGCATCTGTATAAAATAATTTATATTGAGACTTGTCTCTGTGTACCATGCTACTTATTGTGTAAGTATTGATAGAGTTTGCAAGGTCTGTAACTAAAGGCTGTATAGCTTTACTGACAGTTCCTAACTCAACGTCTCCAATCCTTGCAGTACCAGCAACCGTTCTTAGTCCATCAGGTGCTAAAAAGATAAGGTCACCACCTATCTCTTGAATACTGTAACCACTTAAACAGCCTACGTTTTCTGCGATAGGGTCAATACGAATATTATTTGAATCGTTAATATTGACAAGTTTGTGTAAACTATTTTCACAGAAAACAATTAAGTCTTCACGGAATCCTCTAATACCTACAACTTTATCTGAAATGGTTACTGAACCTGCTCCAGAACCTGTAAAGTTATCAGGGTCATTATAAACGCTGTAGTAAACTGTGTTTTCGTTGTCTTCAACACCAGCAGCAATTAAATGATGGTCGTGACTTGTAACGTGTGTTACGCCTTTAGTACCTGTAACAGTTATCTCTTCGGTAAAAAATGTTCTAGAGCTTAAAGCTCCTGTACCTTCCATTCTAAAACTAAAAGGCTTATTAGCTCCATCGGCTATAATTATCTCACCGTAGTCTTGTCCAGCACCTTCAAAGATTGCAAAACTTATTTGACCTTGCCCAGTTCTGGCTGTAACACTTTTACCTGTAAAGGTTGCGTAATCATCGCCACCACCAGCAGATAGTTTATTAATGGTCACCCATGTAATACCATCTTGACTAAAATAAATGTTAGTACTTGCACAGGCTATAACGCCATCAGCATAAGGAGTAACACCTAAAATTGTATCAGCACTTCCAGTTGGTTGTACTGCACTAGCACCACCAAACTTTGCAAAGCCATTGATACGTCTATAACCACCCTCAATAGAGACTTCAAAGTTTCTAAGTTCTCTAGCTACACCGGGACTTTTAAGTAAGTCTATTGAATTACTAGACTTAACTAAACCACCGGAACATGCAACTGTATAAGGTTGTGATGCTGCCATAAATTAAAAGTATCTTCTGTCGTCTGTCATTGCACGAGGAGTTGGGTTTACCAGATTAGACTTCATAGTCCTCATCGCTTTTTTATAATCATCCATAGCAAAAGCTGCTTGTTGTGGAGATTCTTTAAACTGCCAAATATAATATCTTGTCTTTGCAGTTATAACATTCGTGTATTGTTCTGGGAATACAACTGTGTCTCCGTGTGCTACAAGTTTTGTAGGCTTTTCAAATGCATAAAAGTGTACGTTGTACTCTTTATCAGGTATTGGACTTAAGCCAAACTTCCTTGCATCTGGTGATTTAATAACAAACTTTGGTTCTCCATAAGCTTGTGTATTAGCATCATCTTCGTTTTCACTGTCTCTGTAATATCTTTTCCAATCAGCTAAGTTTAAAAACTTTAATCCTCTTGAGACAAAAGGAGCTGATTCACCACTGACGTTAATTGTGGTTAAATAAAAATCATCCCAGTCTATCGAAGCGTAATCATCTGCGATGCTTGAGCTACTTTCTTTCAGTTCGTACCATCTAGTACCTGCTGTTGTAGCTACGGTCACGTTTCCATAGAAGGGGTCAGTTACACCACTTTCACCTGCTGTGAAAAACGGTAACTGTGGTTCTTCATTTGCTATATCGAATATAGACTTGTTGATGGCATCCTTGACAAACTGTTGAAGTCCTACAGCGTTTGCAAAGTTTGCAGAAGTTAGAGGTATCTCGTTGAGTTCTCTTAGTACTTCGTTAGTTAAATCTAGGTATGTTGTTGCCATTATTTCTTATGAGTTTTTTGAATTGGAAAGTTTGCAGATTTACTAGCTCCTTTATGAGCTGCATAACCTGTCTTAGGGTCTTTCATTAGTTTATAAGACTTACCGGACTTCATCCAGTGATAGCCTTTAGGTGCTTGAACTTTCATCTTAACAGGGTTTAGCTTTTGGCATAACTTCGCCACCCGTACCATAAACCATTCTACCTTTTTTCATAGGCTTTCTTTTGTCATCACTGTGACTTTCACGTCTAGCCATTTCATTTCCAATATTAGTAGACCCACCGTGTTTGTATCCGTATTTCATTTTTTTCATAATTATACCTTATAAACTATTCTGGTTTATTTTGAAGTTCGTTAGTTTGCTCATCAATGTTTTCAACAACTGTATCAATTACTCCTTCGTAAGTTTCAGCTACCGTATTAACAACGCCACTAACATCTTGCAAAGCTGCTCCTGAGATAGAACCAGCAGTTTTAACAGTTGTATCAACTGTAGTCATAGCTATGTCTTTACCACCTTCAATTACTGAATTAACAGTAGCACATGAAGTTGCAAATAAGCCGATTAAAATTAAATATAAGTTTTTCATAATTTTTCCTATAAAAAGTGGAGGAGTCCGAAGACTCCCCCGTGTTCAACAATTAGTCGATTAAGTAGAAAGCACCTACTATCGCTTCTGGTCTAAGTACCTTAGAACCATAAACGTGCAATCCTCTAACGATATCACCAAATGAACTTGGGTCTCTTAAGACTTCAGTTGAGATGATAGTTTGAGCAGTTGCAGTAGATGAAATATGTCCAGCTAACACTTTACCAGTTGCGTTTGATGTCGCAGCGATATTGTTAGATTTGTACATATCAAATCCTCTGAGTTTTCCACTTGAGACTAGACCGTTTCTTATAGAACCTTGACCAGCGTTGAAGTCTACAGAAAGCAGTTTAGAACTTGATTGTCCTAGTTGCTCGTAGAAATCAGGACCAGCAACAAACCAACGACCTTCTTCAGGTACGTTTTGCTCGTCTAATAGTCTTGCCATTCTAGCCATAAGGTTAAGAGGGTCAGTTTCACTTGTTAAACCAATGTCAACAGAACCAGTACCGTCATATACGTTAGCACCTAAAGCAGTCGCATTATCAGCACCTAACACGTGGTTAGGTGAAGAAGCAGACAAACCACTAAACATGTCAGCGATAACAGCAGCATCGAAAGAATCTTTCAATGCATAAGCAGCAGAACTAGAAGCTACTTCTTTGAAGTTGACGTGTGACATTTTACTCTCAATATCATCTACGATGAATTTGAAAGCTTTAGCACTATCAACAACCATAGTAAGTTCTTGGTCTGTTAGTTTTGTTGCAGTCGTGTCACTACCTCTGGTATAATCAGAGACAGAGATTACGGGTTCTTTTATGATTTTAACTGAGTCTCCATAAGCAGATATCTCACCGGAATAGTCGGTGTTAGTAATAGCTTCTACAACCGAAGACTTCCTAAAAAAGTTTAAAACCTTTTTAGAATAAATCGAAGGTAGGAAGAAACTATTAGTTTGTCCACTTACAGAGTTTGCAAAGTTAGCATCGGTATCAGTTGAAGGTTCAAAATATTGAGCCATGTGATATTCTCCTAAGTTTAAAAATTAATAATTATGATTTTGCAATTCTGCCTTGTTGCATGGCTTCACTTATCTCGGCTTCGTGCCGGTCAAATTCATCCATAGACATAGCTGCAATCTCCTTCTCTGTCCAAACTTTCGTTTGCTGTGGTTCAACCGTTGTTGTTTTAGTTGAGACCATATCAGCAGCAGACTTCTTGGACTTTTTAGAACTTGACTTCTTCTGTACAGTGTCCATACCAATGTCACGTTTAAATAAATCTAAAGCTCTTGAAGCTAGATCAGCATCGTCAGCATTGTTGTATACCCAATCTTGGATAGACTTTGGCTGCTCTTTAGCCCAACCATGAAAATCATCGCTGTTGCGAATATCTTCAAAGTCAGGATGCTTATCCATCAATCGCTTTTCAGCATCTTTACGAACTAATTCTTGCTCACGTTGTTGTAGTCTTTCAAGCTTCTCTCTTAAGTCTTTAGATTTCTCTTCGGACTGTAAGTGAGAAACAGTTTCTACAACTTCGTAGACATCAGGATACTCTTCTCTAAACTTTTCAAGTTCTTCTGGAGATTTAGGAGCTACATAGTTAGGTCTGTTTTCAGCAGCCTTGTCTAATAACTCTTGTTCTCTAGACTTAAATTCGTTTAGTTTAGAGTCATAATGCTTTTTCAAGTCATCGTAACGTTTCTTGTAGTCAGGTCGCTTGTAAGGTTCATCCTTAGTTACTTCCTGTTCTACAGGTTCTTCAGATACAGCTTCTACTTTTTTTGATTTAGCTTTTGGCTTTTCAAAGTAAAGACCGTTAGAGTCTTCAAAGTTGTCTTCTATATCTGTGTGCCAAGATTTCTTTTGGTTGTAAGGATTGGCATTTTCCTCTTGTACTTCAGTAGTCATATTCTTCTCCTACGGGGGCTTTCATTTAACAAGGTAGCTGCGGTGTGCACTTGCAGGGCTTGTCTTGTAAAGGTAGCCTTTCGGTTTATAAATGATAGGGTGCTTATGACATAAGGTAGCCCTACCGTTAAGTTTGTTTAGCTTCTGACGTGTTGTTGATTTGGGTCAAGCATCATATTTTGTTTAATATTTTTTGACACTTCATCCTCATCTTCTAAAGAACGTCTATTGTCTACTGTTTCTTTAACAACTCGAACTTGTGGTTCTTTTTGTTCTTCAACAGGTAACTCTACTCGTTCTTCAGGCTCACCACCATTGGCTAAACCTTGTCTATCATCTGCTTTCATTTCTGCATCTTTCATCATCGCCATTAAATTGTCAGCTCCGATTTCTTCTACAGCTTTAGCAGTGAAGACAAATTCTCCATCAGATAACCTTGCAGGTATACTGTCAGAGACTCCTGAACCCGGTCCTTCAACAGGACCAGACCCAGCAAATTCTTGTGCAACGTCTATAACTTTATCGAATATTTCGCTAAGTTGATCGTTGCCTTGTAACTGTGACATTAGATAGTCTTCTTCTTCGCTATCTAATGCTTCATCTAAAATAAAATCTAAGTATTCATCTTCCATCTCGTCATCGGGAAGCATTTCCTCTTCAGGTTCATCCATCATAGGTTCTTCAACCATAGGTTTTTCAACCATAGGTTCATCAACCATAGGTTCATCAACCATAGGTTCATCCATCATAGGTTCTTCACCCATTGGACCACCTTCTTCATAACCCATACGTTCTACAACTTCAGGTGCTTCTTTTCTTAGAGCTTCTATACCCGGACCACCTTCTTTCATTCCGTATCTTTCGTTATCGTCTTGTAGTATACCACCTTGATTTTGTATTTGTCGTCTAGCCAGTAAAGGATTTTTTCCTTCTTGCATTTCTCTAGCTTTCATTTTAATTTGATTATTATAATATTCTTTATCAAATTGTGTAAGACCAAAATTTTCTGCTAAGTCAGATTTCATTTGAATTTCTTCTTGAATAAAACGATCTCGACTTTTCGGTCTTTTAACTTCTTCTAAAGATAATTTTGCGTTTCTATTTATAAACTCATCATTACTTTTAATAAAGTTTCTATGTAAATCAGTCATTTCATCATTTAATAAACTCATAATTCCTCTTTTCTATTTACTGCTTCTTTAACCTGCTCCGGCAACTGCTCTAGGCGTACCAGAGAATTCACTTTCCCCTGCAACCGGAACATTTCCGATTCCGATGTTGCCACCGCCAGTGCCTGTAGGTCCAAGCTCTTGAGGTTGTGCAGGTGTTCCTGCAAGGCTTCCCATACCTCCGGGTTGTTCACTATTGGGTTGAGCTTCCTCGCCAGTTGTTTGTCCAACATTTTGCATTCCTATGATTTGTGCCATAATAGCTGCTTCCTCAGGGTCGTTTAAAACTTCATCTGGGTCTAAGTCTAAGCTATAAGCAAGTTCACTAATTAGTTTAGAAATTTTAACAAACGGAGCAACAGCAGGATTTTGTACAGTTTGTAAGAAGGTAGTTAGTCTTTGACTTCTTACTTCTTTCTGCATCAAGCTATTAGTTCCAGTGGCTTTAACTTCTAAATCACCTTTGACATCTAGACCACCTTCAAAGAACTGCATGTTCCACTGAAAGAAAGCTTCTCCTAGAGGTCTTAATAAAAAGTCGTCAAGGTTTTTAACAACTGTTTTAATATTTAAACTTGATGCACCTAGTAACATGGACATACCCGAAGCAGTCCTTGTCATACTTTGTACACCTGTTTGTCCGTGTGAATAACTAGGTATGCCTGTTTGTTCGTCTGCAAGTTGTCTAAACTTGTCAAACATCATCATATTTTCTGGTGCTGTGTTAGGAAACTTTAAACCATGTATAGCTTGTCCGGGCATACCAGCTTGTCTTCTGAATATCTTACCCGGATATATTTCCATAGACTGTCCACCAACTAAAGCAGACTCATCTACATCAAACACCAAAGACCCAGCCATTGCTAGGTTATCTACAGCCATTCTTGCGTGACCGTTCATAATCTGTTGAGAATCATCCATGTTCTCAGCTACACCAATTCCAAAGAAGTTATATGGATTTCTTTCGTATGGAAAAGCGTGGTATGGTATTCTATAAGGAGTAAATGGGTTGACCACTGCTCTTAATAAACTATCACCACATACCCAAGCATTGATTTGAACTTCATCTAAATCATCAATCTCATCAGATATTTCTATACCTACTTCACGTGCATACTCTGCATCCATTATGCCCCAGTATTCAAGAACTTCAAAGTTTGTTTGATAATCTTCATCAGCTCTTGCATCATCTTTTAAATGAGATTCAAAAGTTTTTTCTTCGTAGTTAGCTCCCATTTGTATACAATTACGTATAGCATCCTCATCAAAGTAAGGCATGTTACGAAGTTGTCTAAGTTGAGATTTGTTTAGTTTGTGTCTGTGAATAACATACTCACACTCTTCAATGCTAGTAGCTGCAGGGTCTGGATAAAAATCCCAACAACTAACAAACTCAATTCTAGGAACTCTAACTTCTAATGGGTTATAAGTTCTTTCACCATCTTCACCTGTATCCCACTTGTGAAGTTTCTTGTTATAATTGAAAGGTCCTTTTACAATCCCTGTACCAAGTAGAGAAGATTCTAAAAGAGCATTTCTTATTTCTGATGAACCCTTTGATTCATCTATTTGATCGTGAATAAGTTTTTCCATTCTCCTTGCAGCTTTCTGTGCTGGAGAAATTTCTAAAGCTGTAGGTATTGGACTAAAGCCTTCAACCAATTGATCTTCTACTTTATCCTCAAGACTTTCTTCAAAGATTCCTTTTTGGAAAGTAGCTCCGGGTTTTAAAACTTTACCGTCACCCTCGTATCCAACATCGTATGGATTTTCTATTCTGTTACCAATATCATCTGGTAACTCACCTCCACCCATAGTACTTTCAATACCGGGTGCACCTGTTTGAGTATCAAGGTGTGCGTTAGCTAATTCACCTTCTGGTATTTTAGTTTCAGCAATACCAATTGGAAACTTACCTGTACCAAAAATAACATCTACTAACTGACCAAATGCAGCAAGTACTTTTGTTTTAGTAATCTTTACAAAGATACGAGACTTCTCTGAGTCTCTAAACTTAACAGACTTGTTGTAAAGTCCTCTGTAGTTTTCGTAAGCTTTGAGCCAACGTGATTCATCTGAACGTCTGGCATCTTCGGAAACTGTAAATCTTGATTTAACAATACCTACAAGATTACTACGCTGTTCCATTTCAAGGTCAAGAGTTTTACCAGCTTCACCTTCAACATCCATATAGATGTTATCAGCGTTTAAAAATGTATTATCGTTATCTGCCATAAACTTTAATATCCAAATGTAGAGTCAGCCGGTTGATGAATGTCTCTTTTTAATCCTCTCAACCTATCGAATGTACTTACCATTCGTGGTCTACTCATTATCATATAACGCAATGCATCATATGCGTGATCGGAAGCATGTGTATCTACATCTTCCGGATTGTTCTTTGATAGTGGTATAGACTGTATCTCTCGTATTAAGTTAGGACACGTATTAAATATCTGTAACTTAGGTCTACCATTCTCTTGAACCTTTAGGAACTCGTGTATTTGAATTTTACCTTGTATTCTATTTTTATCAGCAGGTCTAAGTTTATGTCCTGCTCTTACAAGTGCTTCGCCAACTGTAGGTCCTGTAGTACCTGTTCTTGCCCAAGCTGCTGTATCCAAAACACCAGAGACCGAGTAAGGGTCTTCTAGCTCCATACTTGTTATTATAGCACCTAATTCTTCTCCTGTCAAGCCTTTTCTGTATAATTCTCTATAAATTATCAAAGTTCCGTCATTTTGGTCCATTATTCCCCACAAACAACAAGATTCTGCAGCATATCCATAGTCAACTGCTTTGATTCTTTCCCAGTGCAAAGGCAGTTCAAATGGAGTAATCACGTGATGTAGTGGATCAAATTCTACGAAAGCTGCCCCTTCTGCTACATCCCAATTACCTTCAAGTAACTGTCTGCGTTGAATCGGGGGTAAAGATTTAAGCATCTGCTCATACACACCATCTTCTGCAAGGTAGGGGTTATCTGCTAACTTAGCCGGAATAAACTTACGTGTTAAGCCATCTTTACCTAAAAAACTTTGGTTGGATTCATTCGGTTCTATGTATCTATTTTTCACCCAATGCGAACCGACACCACCGGGATTGGCAGTACAGCGAAGGTAAGTTTCTATTTCAGGGTCAGTGGTACGAAGACGAGAAGCTAGATAGTTCCAGCTAAACTCTGTAGGTAAGTGAGTAATTTCATCAAACCCTATCCAAGAGTAGGCTTGTCCTTGATACCTGTACACGTCTGCATCTCGTTCAAGGAAACCAAACTCCACTTTCGCACCACTGGGAAAATTCCAAAGCTTTTCAACTTCTCTGAACTTCGCACCGGGAAATGCTTGGGGATATAGTTCACGAGACTTGTCAATCATCTCACGAAGTTCTGGCATAGAACGTCTGAGGATTAAAGCTCTGTGTGCTTTCTTGTGGCAATACCTTAGAGGGTCTACGATCATGGCAAATGATTTACCACCACCGGCAGCTCCTCCATAAAGTACATCTTTTTCACCGGCAGCAAGGAAATCTGTCTGAGGTCCTTCGTTAGCGTGAAATAAAACTTTGTGGTTGTCTAGGTTTTCTTGTACAGCTTTTGGAAGCGTATCAAGTTCGTCTGTTGTGACAGGACCTTCTACAGTCTTGTCAAGTTTCTGTATTGTTTCTTTTTGTTTTTTAAAAGATTGTCTAGCGTTATTGAGCTTTTGTTCAAGCTTTTTAATATTACGCTGCTTACGACCCACAGTTGCCCTCGCAGCTTTGATAGCTTTTTCTGTTGAGGTCTTGGGTCTACCTGCTTTCTTTTTAGGAGTTCCATCTTTCTTTAAGATGAAATTACCATCATCATCCTGTAAGTAGTGATGAGGATTCCTCTCCCAGTCTTTCGTGTCGTTTACCATATTTTTTATCGATGTGTTTCTTTAAACCGGGAGTAGAAATCTTTCTGTCTGTTTTGTATTCTAACCAATCAACTCCAGCTTGTAGTGATATTTCTTCATTCACTATCATATTTTCTACAACTTGTAAAGCTTCTAGCTGATCTTCAATAGGTTTTAAATATCCTGTAGTATCATCTAATTCATAACCAAACGGTATCGTAGAAGTTTTTCTTTTTAAATATCCGTCAGGTAATAACATCTTAGATAATCCACATAATAATAAATGCTGATATAAAACCTATACCACACCACACACCCCAGACCTGCATGTCTGTTAGGTCATTGGTTTCAATAATACTATTAATTTTCTTTTCAATTTTATCTTTCATTGTTCTGTTCCTTTTTTTTACCAAAAATTCTATCCCAGTTATCTCTATAATCTTGTGTATAGAATCCGGGTCTAGGGTTAGCTCCTTTACTATCTGATTTTTTATAGACGTGGTTTCTAAATGAAACTGGCTTTTCGTCACTACCTATTTGTTTTCCCATTACCATTTCACCTTGTTAGCCCAGTAAGCTGCTGATAGTTTACCTTTGGCTATGTTCTTAGCGTGACGAGCCTTAAATGATTTACGTTTAGCTTTCATCTTAGCTGACTCACCTGCTTTAGGTTTACCTGCAGTCTTAGCTCCTTGTTCACCAAACCTAATCGTCTTAATCTTATCACCAACTTTAGCCACAACAATATGAGACTTAGTAGGATGATTGGGAGTACGCTTAGGTTGATTGTAACCACTTACTCCTGCTCGTGTTAATCGACTATCTTTCTTTTTAGCTTTACCACCTTTAGCCATTCGAAACTTTGCTGTCTTCTCTGCAATCTTTTTAGGTTGTTTAGAATGTTGTTTACCGGCAGCTTTATCTTTTCTTTTCTTAGCAGTCGTAGCTGCATACTCTGAATCGCTTAATGCTTCTCTGGCTTTTTCAGGTAAATATCTTTCACCTGTCTTACTAGAAGGTTCTCCAGACTTAGTACCCCACTTCTGTTTACCCCATTCGACTAATGACTTTTGAGCTTTCTTTAATAGTGACATTACTTATATCCTCCACCGGCTTTCTTGTAAGCTTTGGCTAGTGCTTGTGCTTTACGTGCAGACCATTTACCGGCTGCAGTACCGTGTGAAGCAGCAGCTTTAATACGTTGAAATATTCTTTTACGTAATCCGGGCTTGGTATAGTTACCTGCTTTATTGACAGTTGACTTAGACTTTTTCTTTTTAGCCTTACCGCCCTTTCTAAGTTGTAATCTTTCTAATAACATTAGTGCATTGTCCTATCTTCTTCTTTAGGAATTGTGTTTAAGTATTCTTTTTCTAACTCATCATCTACATAGATGCTATCTAACTCTCCTACAACCACCAAATGGTTTTGGGCTGCAGCTATCTCTGCTTTCTCATAGGATGAAGCTACAATATTAGGACCTGCAAAGGTTGTACCGTATGCTTCGATCTCAGTCAGAAATATCTTCATAGTCTCCTTCCGTAATGTCAATCGCCTTTTTCTCAGGGAGAATAAATATACCTCCACTGGTATTATGATTAACATCTATCCTGTCAGTCTTTGAAACTCCTACACGATCTAATATGGTCTGTGCAGCTTGTAGCTTATAGTTAGCTTGAGGTACAGGCTTATCTGACTTCAAAACCTCTATAATCTTGAACGCTGCTGTAGGGGCTTCCCTTGCAAGTACGTTTTGGGCTAAATCTACTACTTCTTCTTTTAAACTTTTTAGTACTTGATAGTGATTGCCGGAGTATCCTGCAAGTTCGGCTGACTTTTTAAAGTCTCCTCCTGTGTCCACGAGGTGACCTAGAAATGCTTCCTGCTTTTCAGTAAGTTGTCTGTCCTTTGTTTCAGGCAGATAATTATTTGTCATGTCTTTATTATAGTAGTATTTTATAAACTTGTCAAGTGTTTTAAAGTTTTTTGCTTTATTTTACAAATAACTTGACAAACTCGTAAAAAATGTGTACAATAGAATTGTAAGGTTCTCCCCGGTTATATATATAACATAACCCATCCTAGTCGTTCCAGACTTATTCCAAATAATATAACAAACATGGCGAAACCTTTGTAAAGTTAGGGGGCTGGTTAATATTCTAAAACCCCTTGGAATGTATATATTTTATATATCTATGGGGGGTATACCCCTGTACCTCCTGCCTACCCCCTCAACAACTATATAATCATTACTTCGTAATGGTTTGTTAATTGGAACTGGCGAAATATTGCGACAGGTCAAGCCTTTAAAAGTCCTAGCACATTTTAAAAGATTTGTCAAGTGTTTTTTTAAAACTTTTCAAGGTGGCAAAACCTAGCATAAATTAAGCCATTTGTCAAGTCACTTTGCAAAATTTTACCAGCTTGCAAAATCTAGTTAACGCCCTTTTGAAATTTGATAAAGTGCGTATAGCTTAATATATTCAACTCTAAGCCACTTTTCAATTGGCATAAACTTCACTATCTATTTTATTTTTTAAGCTCATACAAGGCATTCTGAGCATTGCCCTATTTCACCTATTTGTCACAAACATGTCACAAACTTGTCACATAAAACCCTTGACTTTTCAATTTTATCATGTCATAGTACACCTATATTAAATAAAGGATTATATATATTAAATAAATAAATTAATACTTGACAAGGCTTGATAAGTATGTCATAGTATAACAATAAATAGGACATCAACATGACTGAATATAAACAGGCAATTGATGGACTGACAGGTGAAAATGTATACATACGTGTAAACAAGAATAGCCCTAAGGTATCCAAGAATGCCAAGCGTAAAGCTAAGCGATATGGAAAAACTAGGATTCTGTCAGCTCATGCAAACAGTAATAAAGACAGTTCCGGCTTAAAGGTTGAATGGAGTAATCTATACCACCAAAACCGGATAGGGCAAAACCCAAGAGAAATATTAATTCGACAAGGGTATTGACAAGCTAGGCAAAGTATGCCATAGTAAGAACATAACTAGCCGAATAGGGAAACCGAAAAGCTAGGGAGACAGACAACGCCACGATTTGAAAAGGTTGTCACACTGGAGAAATGTATATGAGTAAAATAAAACCAATATACTTCAATCCGGAAATATGGGAAGTCAATGACGATGGTTCAGCGATGCTGAGTGATGGTCACCATATCAGATTGAAGACAGCTCTGATAGGGTTGAAGATGGAAGCCACGAATGAACATGGCTTATTGTTCACTAGAATATCAAGCCTTGGAGTACTGAAAGAATACTTCAACAACTTGGCAAGAACTAAAAAGGGTGCATATAAGCAGCTTGTAGCACATGGCTTATATAAAGAAGATAGCTCTAAGGAGGTATGAAGTATGATTAAATGTAAAATGACAGGTAAAAAACTAACAGCTAATCAGTTAGCAAAAGAATTGTTAGCTGATAAAATGGAAGTATCGTTAGATTTTTGGAAGGAAAGTTTTCTAGTAGAAACATCCGAAATGACAGACAAAGAAATGCAAGATGTTCATACACAATTAATGAAACGCTATCTTGGAGTATTAAAATATTTAGGACTTAGGTAAAAGACTCGCCACCTATTACAAGTGTGAGTCAAAATATGGAGGGTTATTTATGTTAAGCATAAAAACTTTTGAGGATAAGTACAACAACAACAAGAAATTCCATCACGTGAATTTGTTGGGGTTGAAATTTAGGATTGCTAATAACAAGCGATCAACAAGACTGGATAACAGAACCATCTACAAAACAAGTAGAGGTATTGTATTCAATGGGTTAGCAAGTAGATACTTGTGTTTAATCACTAAGTAAAACTTGACAAGGGCTATGCAGTATGATATTGTGTAGCCCACATTTTAAAATTATATAAATTATGAAAGTAGAATATAAAGATAAGACATACAAGTCATATCCGGATTTACTTGACAAGCTTTACAAGGGTAAGCCGATCACATTACTAACAGATGGTGAGAGTAATGCCAAGATGGTAAAAGGTATTACTGAACATTTGAATGTTAAGTTAATGCATTTATTACCTCACGATAAAGCAGATGTATTGATGGAGAGACCAATAAAAAGGACTGTATGTGCATTTGCCATAGCCGGTGAATGTTGGAAGCCTTGTTTAAATACTGCCGGTAGAGGTGGTATTATTAAGAATGGTGAAACCACGAATGCGATTGAGTTAGCTAGGCTTAGACGAACCAATTTTTATTGGGATAACCGGAAAGAATTTCTTGCTCAATTATACAAAGAAATATATATGTTCACAAAAAAATGTGAAAAGACAAAACAAAAACCTTGTATTAGGTTGAATGGGACTAGCGATATACAATGGGAGTATGAACTGCACGAGGGTAAAAATATGTTCGATCACTTCCCAGATGTACAATTCTATGACTATACCAAGATACCAACGAGGAAGATAGATCATATACCGAACTATCACTTGACATGGAGTTATAGCGAAGCCAACGAGAAGTATGCAAGTAAGTTTGACAAAGTACCACATAACAAAGCTGTGGTATTCAATGGAGTATTACCGAGTATGTTCAAGGGACTAAAGGTAATTGATGGAGACAAGACAGATATGAGATTTCTAGACGAACCTAATAGCGTGGTTGGTCTGAAAGCGAAGGGCAAAGCTAGACAAGATACGTCTGGGTTTGTAATTAATGTAGTACAATTAGCGTAAAGCTAGGGAGAAACTATGAATAGAAATAAAGTAGATCAAATAGTAGATGATTACTATGAGGATGCTGAGATCATAGATACAAATCCAGAGAGTAAATACTTTGGAGACGATCATAATGCACAGCAATTAGAGAGAATCTTTGATGAGTGTGTTGAGAATGGTATGTCTTATGATGAAGCCGAAGAGGAAGCAACAAGAATATTCCAAGAGCAAGGCATATGAAAAAAGAATTATTGTATAAGTGGGAAGAGTTAAAAGAAATTAAAAGGATAGAAAGTGAACTAGACTTTCTTGAAAAACTAAATCTTTTAATTAAAGAGAGGTTGGTTATTTGTAAGGAAGATGTAGCCAGATTAGAAACAAAAGGAATAACAGGAGAAGATGAATGACAATACAAGATATAATAAGTAAAGCATTCTTTGATGGGTATGGTTTGATGTTTAAGTATCACAAAACTGATACAGGTGAACACCAACAACGAATGTTAGTGACTGTATCCGATTTAAAATACAACGCTGATGATGAGATATTAGTTGGTGGTTGTATTAGTACTGATGGGGAATACAGACAATTCTTTTTAGAAAACATGATGTCTGTTAAACCTTTTAAATATATAGATGTTGCAGAATTGTCACAATGATGTCACACAAATGACACATTGATATGATAGGATATGTTTTGTAGTTAGGAGTGAGCCTTTGTAAAATCCCACTGGTCTTATATGTCTGAAGTGCGTGTTAAGGATAAAAGTAAATG